CCGAAGATGGTTACTACGAGTTACTTGACGTTCTGGAGGGTGGTTTTGATGTCGGAGCGAATTCTGAGCGCTTCGCAGAGGCGGTACGCATCGCTCGCACCAAGTAGGCTTTGTTGCCCTGCCTGCTGGTGCACCCGGAGTTAGCCAGCCCGGGACAGTTTTGTTGTACAGTCGGGGCCGCTTCGTTCGGCGGAACCTTTGGGGGCACACGGTTTGTTCGCCGTGTGAGTAGTGGGCGCTACCAGGTCTTGGGCACAGGCAACTGCCGGCTTGGAGCGAGATATTTCTCGTTGTTGTTGGGATTGTATGCATTGATGTGTGGTTTTGCTCACGCGCCTGACCCTCTGCGGTTTAATCGCGAGATGTATGCTGAGTTCTCATACGCTTGACCCACCCATGTTTTCCGCACTTTACTCCGGCGCCATCCGGTGGGTTAGTCCCCGTTAGTGCAGGAAGGCATGCTGGCCAGGTGGTGGGGTTAGGGGACGGTTTCTTTCTTCAGCCTTTCGTGGCACTCCGTCGCCTTTCCCTGCCTGGTGGGGTTATGTCTCAGTTGGATTCTTTGTGCAAAAGGGGAGCCCCGGGCGTCGTAAGTCCAATGGCGGATTGCCTTACCCTGAGTAGCACCGTGAATAAACCGTTCGGCCGAGCCCGCAAGGGCTGAGGGGTTGCGCATACACCACCATCCGAATTTGGGCACCAAAGTGTGTCCTGTCCCAACAGCTAGTGTAAAATAGGGAGGCCAGTCCCTGCCCACCGAATTACCTTCCTCCTCACACTTCCCGGGTGTGGGGTTAGAGCCAATTAGCGGTCTGTTGGCAGCAGACGAAGGTGAAGGTCAGCGAGATGGTGTAGCGGCACCTTTTGCACTCGCGACGCCATGCCCTATCTGGATGAAGGCAAGCCTTGGAGTCAGTAGCCCAACAGCTCCCTGGTAAACCGAGGTATGGCGTCAATGGTTACGGTCCGTCAGTGGAGGCGCTTGGCCCCAGCGTCTTCCAGTCCAGGTGTGATTCGCCCGGGTTTGGGCATAAACATGGATACTGACGACGTCACGCACCAACGGGTGGCTGCTGGTTAAACCACAGCCAGGGCATGTTTCTTTTTTCCTCTGCGCGAGTTTCAAGTTGTCCCCCTTCGCGCATGTTTTTCAGCATTCGACGATGGCAAAGCTCCGAACGAAAGCGCGTGTTGGCCCTCCTCCGCGACGTGCCGCTGTCAAGGCAAAGGCTCGTGCTGGGGGTGCGCAGAAGAAGCAAGCGCCAATGGTGGTTGCGAAGAGTGCGAAGCCGGCGAGGCGTGTGGCCGTTCCGAACGTCTACTTGCCAGGTACGCCGCACATCCCACCTTCCTTATTCAATCACTTTGGCGTGTTCCCCGTCGGTGGCACGGTTCGCTACGAGCCAGCACAGGCCCTTTCTACGGGCTATATGCTGTGCGTTTCTGCGATTCCTGGCTACGGCACTGTTGGACGCTTCATCTCGTATACTCCTGGTTCTGCAACAGTTGGGGTTACGACGCCGTTGACTCTGCCTCTCATGGCGTCTGCTTTCGACGCCGGCGGTCCGACTAGCAGCAGGGTGACGAAGGTTG